TTATATGACTACTAACGTTTTTAAGGATAGTCGTGTTTCTATCATGTCATCAGATAAAGATTTTCTGCAATTGGTTAATGATCGGGTTCAAGTTTGGTCACCAACAAAAAAGATACTTTATGATAGACACAAAGTAGAAGAAGAGTTTGGTATGCTTTGTGAAAATATGATTTACTACAGAATAGTTGATGGTGATAAGTCTGACAATATAAATGGTATTCGTGGGTATGCACTAAAAACCATACTGAAAAAAATGCCATTTTTGAAAAATGAAACAGTAAGTAATATAGAAGACTTTATAAAAAGGTCAGGTTTTAGTAATCACGCAGAATTATTAGTAAGAAATTATATGCTTATGCAACTGTCTGATGTTGATATATCTGGTAGAGCTCGTGAAAAAATAATAAACTTAATAGATGGTGATCTAAGCAGATTGGTGAAATATAAGATTCATAGAATGTTTTTGGAAGACAAAGTGAATCAAGCTATACGAAATCCAGATGTTTGGTTACAAGATACTTTTAATAAATTAGATATGGTTATAAACAATGCCTCCAACTCATGAACCACTAACAAAATATGGAAGCTCGTTTCAAACAAAAGTTGTAACAAACTTATTGTCTAATTCAGCCTTCATACAAACAATATATGATCTAATTCAACCAGAACAATTCGACACAGAATCAAAGCAATGGTTGGTTAGGGAAATAAAAGCTTATTTTTATGAGTATAAAGTTCAACCCACTCTTGATGCTCTAAAAATAAAGATTAACTCTATAAAATCCGATATTCTCAAAACTTCAATAATAGATGAACTTAGAGAAGTTATGAAATATGTCGAAGCTCCTGATTTACCCTTTATAAAGGATCAGTGTTTAGAATTTTGTAAAAATCAAGAACTAAAATCTGCAATAATGAAATCTGTAGATATGCTTCAAACACAACGATATGAAGAAATAAAAAGGTTAATTGACAATGCGATGAGAGCTGGAACACGTAGAGATGTTGGATTAAACTACGTAAAAGAGTTTGATTCTATATTGGAGCAAGTTTCTAGGGATACTGTAAACATGGGTTGGACACCTGTAGATGAGATTACTGATGGTGGTCTGGCTGGTGGAGAACTTGGAATTGTTGTTGCTCCTTCTGGTGTTGGTAAAAGTTGGGTATTACAAGCTTTAGGTGCAAATGCACTAAGAGCTGGAAAAAACGTTATTCACTACACATTAGAGTTGAATCAAGCTTATGTTGGTCTTAGATATGGTGCTATATTTTCAGGAATTGAGGCTTCACAAATACCAGAAAATGCCAAAAAAGTCAAAAAGATGGTTACCGATCAATGTAAAGGTGAGTTACTTATAAAATATTACCCTTCAAGAAGTGCAACTGTACAAACAATATACACGCACTTAAAAACTGTTGAATTATTGGGTCACTCTCCAGATTTGGTATTAGTTGATTATGCAGATTTATTATCCGATACGTCTGGAACTGGAGAAATAAGGCATCAACTTGGAAATATTTATGAAGAATTGAGAGGGTTAAGTGGTGAATTTCAAATACCCGTTTGGACAGCATCACAATCGAATAGGTCTTCATTAGAAGAACAGGTTATTGGAGCTGAAAAAATATCCGAATCTTACAGTAAAATTATGACTGCAGATTTTGTTATGAGTTTATCAAGAAAAATAGAAGATAAAGTAGCAAATACTGGACGTATACACATAATTAAGAATAGATTTGGACCGGATGGATTGACCTTTCCAACCACAATGAATACAGCCACAGGGCAAATAGACATATACGATTCGGGTTCTCAAGGAGGTCAGACGGTACAGAATAAGATGAACAATGGAAGCGAATATGTTAGAAAGCTATTAAAGAAGCGTTACGATGAATTTGAAACAAATTAGTTTATAGGAGTTACCCCTCATGAAAGAACCATTTACCTTATCCCCTGCCTTTGTGAAAAAATACGTTAGGAAAAAACCGCCATTTGGTTTCAATGGTCTTGGTGAATTAGTTTATATGCGAACTTATTCTAGAATAAAGGAAGATGGAAAAAATGAAATGTGGTGGGAAACAGTAAAAAGAGTTGTTGAGGGAACATACAATATGCAAAAAAAATGGATTGATTCTCATCAACTTGGATGGAACCCATGGCAAGCACAAAGATCTGCACAAGACATGTATGAAAGAATATTTAATATGAAATTTTTACCACCCGGTAGAGGTTTATGGGCTATGGGAACAGAGATAACTGAAGAACGAGGATTATATGCGGCTTTAAATAATTGCGCGTTTGTTTCTACTGAAACACTAAAAGAAGATCTTGCAAAGCCATTTTGTTTTCTTATGGATGCTAGTATGTTAGGGGTGGGTGTTGGATTTGATACTAAGGGTGCAGATCAAGTTATTATAAAGGGAATAAATAAAGATAGGGAAGAACAAGAATTTATTATACCGGACAGTAGAGAAGGTTGGGTTGAGTCGCTTAAGCTTCTTTTAGAGTCATATTTTCATGGAACCTCAGCCGTAGAATTTGATTATTCGTTAATTAGGGCAGAAGGAACACCGATAAAGGGATTTGGAGGTGTGTCTAGTGGACCTCAACCGCTCGTAGAGTTACATGAGGCAGTGAGAAAGGTTTTAGATCAAAATGTTTCACAACCAATTTCAATAACAGCAATCGTAGACATAATGAACCTTATAGGAAAATGTGTTGTTGCAGGTAATGTTCGAAGAACTGCAGAAATTGTATTTGGTGATCCTTATTCTGAAGAATATTTAGACTTAAAAAATTATGACGTAAATCCACATAGGGATCAGTATGGTTGGACTTCGAATAACTCAATATTTGCAGAATTAGGAATGGACTATACAGACTCGTGTGAACGTGTAGTTTTAAATGGAGAACCTGGTTTCGCTTGGTTGGAAAATATGAGAAAGTATTCTCGTATGAAAAATGGTGGCGATAATAAAGACCATAGAGTAATGGGTGGAAATCCTTGTTTAGAACAATCATTGGAGAGTTATGAGTTATGTTGTTTAGTAGAGACATTTCCGGATAATCATGATGACTTTGAAGATTACGCAAGAACTTTGAAGTATGCGTACTTATATGCGAAAACTGTTACCCTTGGAAAAACACACTGGCCAGAAACCAATAGGGTTATGTTAAGGAACAGGAGAATAGGTTGTTCTGTTAGTGGTGTTGCACAATTTATTACACATAGGGGAATAGACAAACTTAAGGATTGGTTAAATAATGGATATAACGTTATTCAAGAATGGGACAATATGTATTCTCAATGGTTTGCAGTACCAAATTCCATTAAGACTACTTCTGTTAAACCAAGTGGTACAGTTTCACTACTTGCTGGGGCTACTCCAGGTTTACATTATCCCGAAAGTCGTTTTTATATTAGAAGAGTTAGGTTGAGCAATATATCACCTCTCATTCCCCCGTTAGAAAAGGCAGGATACAAAATTGAACCTGCTTTTGGTTCTGAAGATACAACATGTGTAGTTGAAATACCAGTTGATGTTGGAGAAGGAATAAGAACAGTAAAGGATTTAACAGTATGGGAACAATTTAGTTTGGCTGCATTCATGCAAAGACATTGGGCAGATAATCAAGTAAGTTGCACAGTAACCTTTGATCCAGAGGTTGAAGGTCCACAATTACCACACGTTTTAAATTACTTTCAATATCATTTAAAGGGAATAAGTTGCTTACCAAGACATGATTATGGAGCATTTCCACAAATGCCGTATGAGTCTATAGAAGAAGACGAATACAAAAAACAAATATCAGAATTAAATAGATTAAGCTTCAGACAAGTCAAAGGAAATGAAGCTGAAGTAGAAAAGTTTTGTAATAACGATTCTTGTGAAATTATTCCAACGACAGGGGATAATGATGATCAAGATTATGCAAATTAGGAGAAGAATATGCATAAATTAGAATATCTATGGTTAGATGGTTGTACTCCCACACAAATACGATATAAGACTAAGTCTTCATCCCTC